ATGAAGAAACACCCGAAAGCGGCAAAAGACCCTAACAGCCCTCTACGCCTATCTAGGAAGAAGTGGAAGTGTTCAGGCAAGAAATCACGGAGATCCTAATGGCTAAGAATTCACTCGTTGGTAACATAAACAAACGTCGCAAGGCTGGCACCAGCCGTTCTAAAAAAAACAGTACCATCAGCCCTAGCGCCTATAAGGACATGCAGAAGGGTTGGCCCAAAAAGAAGTCGGGGAAGAAGAAAGCATGACCGAAGATCGGCTGAGTCGAATGGAAGAGAAGCTAGACAGACTTTCAGAAGCAGTGGTTGCAATGGCCCGTATGGAAGAACGGATGCTTACTCTTTTTAAGCGCATGGATAAGTTTGATAGCTGCATCCAGAAGGTTGATGACCGTCTGGACGAAATGGAGCGTCAGGCCATTGCCCGTGGTCAGAAGATTGCGTTTGCTGAACGCATATTCTGGATGGTTCTGTCGGGCGCAGTAGGCCTAGCCTTCATATATTTGAGGTAAGTTATGACCCCGTTAGTAAAAGAAAAGAAGCTGACAGAGAAGCAGGAAGCATTCCTAGAGGCTTTGGTTACAGACGCAAAAGGCAACATCCGTGAGGCGATGAAGCTGGCAGGATACGCAAGCACAACTAAGACTGCCGAAGTGGTGTCTGCCTTGCGTGAGGAGATTATAGAAAAAGCATCGATGGTGCTGGCGATGAATGCGCCGAAAGCAGCCTTCGGTATTGTGGGAGTGTTAGACGATCCGAGTGCAATGGGCGCACGGAACTCTGTAGCTGCAGCTCGTGAAATCCTAGACCGTACTGGTTTGGTGAAGAAGGAGCAAGTCGAGGTGAAAGGACCAGAGAACGGCCTATTCATCTTGCCCCCAAAGAAGACTGAAGATGATCTGGGAACCGAAGACTAGACCTAACCCCAACGCAAAGATTCCATATGCGTATAAGGCAAGCGAAGATGACCCTCTCATTCTTATACCTGACCCGATTATTGTGCAGGTATTGGAACAGGCGTTCACTTATCTTGAGAATGAGCATTCGCTGCGTGAAACGGCGGCTTGGGTATCTGAGCAAACGGGTAAGAGGCTATCTCACCAAGGCCTGAGTAACATCTGGCGACAGAAGACGGGTGGGAAGAGCCAGCGTCAGAAAGCGTTGGATAAGCAGCACCGCAAGCGTAAGCCTAAGACTTATGCTGAGAAAGAAGAAGCTAAGATCAAGCGTAAGATTGCGGACGCCAAGCGTGTTCGTACTATGGCTGAGAAGAAGCTGAAAGCGAGACAAAAGCCTGAAGAAGGCTTGGTGCAACCTTTCGAAGGCGTAACAGAAGGGTTAGATTTTGAGGCAGCACCTCAAGAACGTGAAGTCATATTCAAACCAAACCCCGGGCCGCAAACAGAATTTCTGGCGGCATCGGAAAGAGAAGTCCTCTATGGCGGGGCCGCAGGTGGTGGAAAATCGGCCGGACTACTTGCAGACCCGCTCCGCTACTTTGCAAACCCTAATTTCAATGGACTCTTGCTCAGACGAACCAACGACGAACTCCGTGAATTGGTATGGGCGAGTCAAGAGTTATATCCGAAAGCGTACCCGGGAGCGAAATGGGCGGAGAAGAAGAGCCAATGGACGTTCCCTTCGGGAGCTAGATTATGGATGACGTACCTTGAACGTCCCGAGGATGTTCTACGTTACCAAGGTCAGGCGTTTAGTTGGATAGGCTTTGACGAGCTAACTCAACACCCCACCAGTTTTGCTTGGGACTACATGCGCTCTCGATTGCGTACTACGGACCCTGATCTGCCTATCTTTATGAGGGCAACAACCAACCCCGGCGGGCCGGGACATCAGTGGGTCAAGAAGATGTTCATTGATCCCGCTCCCGCCAACCACAAGTTTGTGGCTAAAGATCCTGAATCGGGCGATGACCTAGTATACCCCGAGACGCACGATAAAGCAGGGCAGCCACTCTTTTACCGCAGGTTCATACCAGCCAGCCTATATGATAACCCATATCTAACTGACGACGGTTCCTACGAAGCCAACCTTTTGTCTTTGCCAGAGAACCAGAGGCGACAACTACTAGAGGGTGACTGGGCGATTGCAGACGGTGCAGCCTTCCCAGAGTTCAGACAGGCGGTACATGTATGCGAACCGTTCCATATCCCAGACGACTGGCGGCGGTTTAGATCCTGCGACTACGGTTATAGTTCACACAGTGCGGTACACTGGTTTGCTATTGACCCTTCCTACGAAACACTCTATTGTTACCGTGAACTGTATGTAAGTAAGCACACTGGTAGGGATTTAGCTAAGGCTATACTTAGTGCTGAACAAGGTGATAAAATACAGTATGGCATTCTCGATAGCTCGTGTTGGCACAATCGAGGACAAATAGGACCAAGCATTGCAGAAGAGATGATAGCAGAAGGTTGCCGCTGGCGACCATCAGATCGATCTGCAGGAGCTAGGATCGCTGGAAAGAACAGGTTCCACGAACTGTTGAAAGTGAATGAAGACACGGAACTGCCCGGCATAATCTTCTTTAACCACTGCCGACAGATCATATCAGATTTACCTGTCATTCCATCCGATCCTAAAGGTACAGATGACATCGACCCACGGTATGCATCTGACCACGCCTATGACTCGGTTCGCTACGGGATTATGTCCCGACCACGAGCATTCAGCCCATTTGATTTTAGCGACAAACCTATCAACAAATGGCAACCCTCTGACTCAGTATTTGGATACTAAATATGGCTTTGATGTCCCGCCCAGAAGATCTATCCCCAGACACTCCCACGGAGACTACAAACGTAGTCGCACTGGAAGAAGACGGTGGTGTAGAACAGGAGAACCTAGAGTTCTCAGGATTAGTTGCTTATGTACGTGAACGCTACGAGCGTTCTAAGACTCGACGTGAACCCGACGAAGATAGATGGCTGATGGCTTACCGTAACTACCGAGGTATATACGGACCAGAGGTACAGTTCACAGATACCGAGAAGTCCAAGGCATTTATTAAGCTAACGAAGACCAAAGTACTTGCTGCTTACGCACAAGTTACGGATGTCTTGTTTGCAGGATCTAAGTTCCCTATTGGCATCGAGGCGTCCCGTAATCCCGAAGGTGCAGAGAAGGCTATACACTTCGAAGCACAGGAACAGATGGGGCCAGATGGCAAGACACCACTGCGTCCTATTACAGCTCGTCCCGAGTTGCTCGATAAGGCAGGACCATACAAAGACAAACTAGAGCCAGTACAAGACGCTCTACAGTCAGGGCCGGGTGCCGTGCCTACGGCAGCTACATACGAGCCAGCCAAGAAGTCTGCACAGCTTATGGAAGGTCTGATCCACGATCAGCTTGAAGAGTCGGATGCAGATAAGCATTTACGGTCTGTCGCATTTGAGTGTGCCTTGTTTGGTACAGGCATCCTGAAGGGGCCGTTTGCTTACGACAAAGAATACCCACGTTGGAATGCAGACGGTGAATACGAGCCTACATTCAAAACCATTCCAAAAGTAGAATCTGTATCGATCTGGAACCTGTATCCTGATCCCGATGCTCGTAGTATGCACGATGCAGAATATATTGTTCAGCGTCACCGTATGAGCCGCACACAGATGCGTGGCTTAAAGCATCGCCCATTCTTCCGTGAGGAAAGCATTGAACTGGCGATTGAGTACGGCGCAGACTACACACAGCAATACTGGGAAGAAGTCCTAGAGGATAACAACACGCAGACAGATATCGAACGCTATGAAGTGTTGGAATACTGGGGTGTGATCGATCAGGAAACAGCGGAAGCTGCCGAGCTAGATATCCCAACCGAACTAAAGGATAATGATGAGATCCACGTAAACGCATGGGTCTGCAATGGTCAGATCCTACGTTTGGTTATGAACCCATTCACACCTACACGCATTCCATACTCAGCGGTACCATACGAACTAAATCCATATGGTTTCTTCGGCATTGGTGTAGCTGAGAACATGGAAGACACGCAGTTGCTGATGAACGGGTTTATGCGCATGGCTGTCGATAACGCAGCATTGTCTGGTAACCTTCTTGTAGAGGTGGACGAGACTAACTTGGTCCCCGGACAAGACATGGCGATATATCCGGGCAAGGTCTTCCGCCGGCAAAGCGGGGCACCCGGACAGGCCATCTTCGGCACCAAGTTCCCCAACGTATCGCAAGAACTGATTATGATGTTCGACAAGGCCCGTCAGTTGGCTGATGAATCGACTGGTATGCCTTCGTTCGCACACGGCTCTACAGGAGTTATGGGTGTAGGCCGCACAGCGTCTGGTATGTCCATGCTGATGGGTGCAGCCGCACAAGGTATTAAGTCAGTTGTTAAGAACATCGATGACTATCTACTGGCACCACTGGGCCGTGCTTTGTTCGCATTCAACATGCAGTTCAATTACGACGAGAAGTACCAAGGCGACCTCGATGTGGTGGCTCGTGGTACTGAAAGCCTAATGCGTAACGAGATCCGCTCACAGCGTCTGATCCAGTTTATGCAGCTATCTAGCAATCCAGCTATGGCACCGTTTATTAAGTTTGACTACGTGCTTCGTGAGATTGCAGCGTCTATGGACTTAGACGAAGACTACATCATGAACGATCCTCGTGAGGCGATGATCCAAGCCAAGCTGATGGCAGATATGGCAGCACTAATGCCAGACACTGGCGCAGCTCCACAACAGGCACCAGCACAAGATCCAACAGGTACAGGCGGCGGCACAGTCGCACCGGGTAATGCACCAGAGCCGGGAGCTGAAGGCTTCACAGGCGGCGGTGGGGGCGCAAATGGTGGCAATCCGCCACCTCAGCAACCACAAGGTAATCCTGTTCAATGATGGATAAGAAGTTCTATCGCAGACTTCTCATTGCCGTAAACGATCCCAATTTCATGCCTTTGATTTTGGAGTATGTGGACGAGCGTATTGAAGTTCTGCGTGGTCAGCTCGAAACCTCGAAGGACTTAGATCGAGTGCGTGAGATCCAAGGATCAATACACGAGCTGCGCAGGTTTAAGACCCTCCGAGACGAAGTAATTAAAGGGGCGGAATAGTATGTCATCCATTGACGAACTCTTAGCGTACAAGAAGACATTTGATGATCGGGGTATGCCTTTTACCCCCGAGGATGCAGCGGCGGCTGGGTTCGAAGATGACATTATAAACGGCGCATTATTCCCTACACCTGAAGGTCAAGAATACCTGATGAGTGAGCGGATGACCGTGAACGGCAAACCTGCCTTCGAAGGTGATGATGGTAAGTTTTACTCTGAGGTAACCAAGGTTGTACCTATGGGTGAAGGCTTCATGGCGATGCCTACAATTAACCCAGAGACAGGCGAAGAATACGAAGCAGGGTATTTAGCTGACTGGTATAAGAACAACGGCAACGTAGATCCATACTCAGGCGAAAAGCTACCTGTATTTGGCTCCGAGGAAGAAGCCAACAACTACGCTCAGTATCGTAGTGACAACCAATTCAACCCACAGCTACTAGACGACAAATTCTGGTCTGCAGAAAGCGGACTACCATTTCCGAATGAAGAAGGCGCAGAGCTAAGTGCGGACCCCCAGACTTGGCGTGACAACACCAGAAACGATTTTGCGGATTACCTAGAGGGAACTCTGGGTATGGACCCTTACGTGGCGCAAAAAACAGCAAGAAGGATTGTTGGTAATGAAGATGCTGGTATTACTGACGGTGGCACTGGGCTTAGTGATTTTACCCCTATTGGTCTTGCTTTCAGCGCCCAAGAAGCCTACCGAGGATTTAAGAAAGCACAGTTCAACGATGACAAACTCGGAATGGGACTTGCGGTGGGCGAAGGTGCCCTCGCAGTCGCAGAAGCAGTCCCGGGAGGAATCGTAGCATCGAAGGCTATTCGTGCAGGTGCTAATTCACTATTCGATCTAGCCAAGCGCATTGAGTTTGATCCCGACACACTGGGCGTGAACTTAGGCAATGTTAAGCTGAAAGACGTAGACGCTGACGCACTGGAAGAAGTGCCGATCACACCAGACTCAGCCACAACACTCCTAGACGAGGCGCTAAATGAAGTAGTGCCCGGCCAGCCGCCGAAGAAGACAATCACTGCGTACCGTATATACGACGTTGTGCCCGGCACTGGCGTGAAGTCTAAATCAGGTGATGTTCCTACAGTAGGGCGTCCTTTGTTCGTTAATAAAAACGATCACTTCGAAGAAGGTCAGTGGTACGACGCCAAGTTTGGCGAAGTAGATCCTAAGACAGGCAAGGTAAAAGCATCACTTACAGGTGGTGTAGCACCACGTCCCGGCTTCCATTCTGCAGAAGTACCTATGTCCACCCACCTTGGCGGCATGGCTATAAAAGGTAAGAAGGTTGTTAATTACCGTAAGGCTACAGAAGTCTGGGCACGAGTTGAGTTGCCTGACGATGTACCGTGGCAGGAAGAAGCCAACCGTAGGATGACTACATTGGCGGATGGAGTCACGCCAGACTTATCTACTGCTGAGATCACAGACCAGCTACCTGTTGGCGGTAACTACAAGTACAAAACAAACCCAAACATGACTGGGTCTTGGATTATCTCTGGTTCTGTTAAGGTAGACAAATTCCTGTCGCCCGACGAAGCCAAGGCTATTGCTCGTGAGCTGGGTGTTGAGGATCTACCATCATTGCCT